GTATATTGTAATCAAATGACTGGTATTGAAACAAAGGAGAAAGTTAATCTCTGAATGCGTTAAAACTGGAAAGGCTCTATGGGGGATAAAAAATTATCTTTCATATGATGTACGGACAAACACCAAGGATCATTGTTCTTAAGCTGTCATGAAACTTCAAGTAACCTTCGGATGTAGGACAGAGCCTTGCGGAGGAAAAATCGGTCGTTGGAAGGACATAATTGTAAAAAATAGAAAATTATTTAAAGGGTTTTCTGACCGTCTTTAACCTTAGAAAAAGATAGTCATCAATTATTAATTAATTAATATATACTATAATGAAGAAAAAAGTTCTATCACTTGTCGTTCTATCTCTAATCGCCTTCGGCTCTGTGTCGTATGCTGCTGAGGTTGTTGCTCCAGCATCTGCACCAACTGTCAAGGTTGAAGCAAAGAAAGTAGTAAAAGCTAAGGTAAAGAAAGCTAAAGTAGCGAAAGTAGCACTAGCTGTTCCTGTTGTTGCTCCAGTAAAGTAAGCAAGGAACATACACGAGATAAATATTTACACATGGAGAAATCCTGTGTAAATATTTTTAATTTATAAAAAAATAATTTATGTTTAGAGAGGTTGGATAAACATTATAACCTTTTTAGAGAAAGAGCACATGAAAGAAGAAGAAGAGCAACATGAAGAATTGTATAGCATCTTAGAATACAGAGAATTTCCTTTGGAGTACACCAATAACCAAGCGACAGCGTTACGTATGGTGGAAGATTTTATGGAATCTGATGACAGGTATTTTTTGTTAGCTGGTTTTGCTGGTTCGGGAAAAACGAGCATAGCGGAAAATATTGTAAAATACACAAATGGAACACTTTTGGCTCCAACAAATGCTGCGGTTATGAGGTTGGTTGAAAAGATTCCATCCATCAAGAATATATCCACAATCCATCGAACTATTTATGGATTTCCTGACCCCAAAACTGGAAAATGGAATCCAAAAACGATGTCTAAGGATACTACTTATATTATTGATGAAGCTTCTATGATTGATCTTGTGGTTTTGAATGACCTATTGAAGCTATCTGTGTTATTTAATAATAAGATTATCTTTATGGGAGACAGTTTCCAGCTTCCTCCTGTTGGGGTAGATCCTAAATTATTTTCTTGGGATTTGAATAAATCATTCAAGGATATATTTTTAGAACATAATAAGATTGAGATGACAGAGGTTAAGCGTCAGGACGGACAAATCTTAAATGTTGCTACACACATACGTAAGAATAAAGAACCAATCATTTATGATTACGAGAACGAATTCAAACTAGTTAAGAAGTTTGGAATTGAACTTATGAATGATATTGTACAGGAGAAGGATTTTGCTGTTATAACATATTCAAATAAAGACCGAATGACTTATAACAACCAAGTAAGATTTTATAAGTTTCGTGATAATAATGCATTTGAAAATGTTGTCAACAAAGGTGAACGGGTCATCAGTGTTTCTAATACAGAGAAAAATAATGGCGAGAGATATGTCATCGAAAATCCTAAAGTTATTGACACATTTGTAAAAGCTATAAACATTGGAACTATGGATGTACCTGTTATGAAAACTTACGAATTTCATTTCATTTCAGATAAAGATACGGGAGTTAGTTCTTTGTTGATTCCAGATCTTGATATCGCTTCGCTTCATGGGCATCAGCTTTTAAAACACTTTCTCGATTATCCAATGTTTGTTGAGGAAATGTTTACAGGAGGTAAGTCAAAAGACGGAACTAAAAAAACTATAGATGTTTGGAACAAGGCAGTAAATATTTGCACTTACGGATATGCTATGACCGCTCATAAGGCTCAAGGTAACGAATTTGACCATGTTTATATTAATGCTGATTATCTTCAGGAGAAAGCGGATAAATCCCATGCAAGATGGATTTATACAGCTATCACTAGAGGAAAGAAGAAGGTTCGTCTAAAATACAATAAGGTTATTAAAATTATAGATGTTCCTCTGTTGGAAGTGATATAAATAACATAAACAATAAAATAATAAATTTATGGTAAATGATGTGAATAAGGTCTTTGGGTATAATGATTTCAAGGACGCTCGTGGCGGAACGGAATTAATGGTGTCACAGTTGCTAAAATATGTAGATAATGACTTGCTTAGTAAATTTGATATTATCGTAGCATCTCCTCCACAGGATTTTGTAAGAGGAGATAAGCCTACTATACTTTATATCCACGATTGGTATAGTGACCCAAGCTTTGATATCCTAAAAAATACAAGATATCAGAATAACTTTGATTACTTTGTTTTCGTAAGCTATACACAGAAGGAGCTATTCAGACTTAAGTTTGGTTTGCCTTACTATAAATGTGTTGTGATAAAAAATGCTATTGAGCCAACATCAACATTTGAAAACATTAAATGGTCAAAGGTAGAAAAGGTAAAAATCCTGTATTCATCTTCTCCACATAAAGGTATTCATCTTGCTTATGAGGTTTTTAAAGAAATCTCTAAAGAGTTTGGGGATAAGGTTGAGCTAAACGTGTATTCTAATTTTGCAACATATGGTAAGGCACATCTATCTAGAAATGCCCCATATGAATCTATTTTTGATGAAATGAAGGCGCATCCACAGATTAATTATTTTGGAAGTGTAGACCATGATGTACTACTTGAAGAAACAAAAGATCAGCACATTTGGTTTCATCCATCAACCTTTCCAGAAACTAGTGCCATAAGTCTTCTTGAAGCAGCATCAGCAGAATGTCTATTGGTGTGTAACGATTTAGGAGCACTTCCTGAGACTTCAGCAGGATTCGGTGTAATGTTTAAATATGACGATGATATCAATAAACATGCACAAAATGCATATACTTCGTTGTTTGACTCTATTCATACGATCATTGAGGGCAAAGGAAACATCTCTCAATACGTTGCCCTACAGAAAATATACTTTGATACAAATTATTCTTGGGAAAAGAGAGCGAAAGAATGGGAAGATTTACTGAATTCTTTTTTTGTTGTAGGATAATAAAAAACAATTTATATATTGTGATAACAGAAATTAAAACAAAGAAATGAAAAAGAGAAAAGTAAATCCTCACGCATTAAAAGACTTCTTGACTGCATCAGAGACAGCAGGAAGCACAACAGGAGTAACAGTAGAGAATTTTGAAGCTAAACTATCATACTCTCTTAATTTCTATCAAAGAAATTATGATTTGAAGGATTCAAGGGAGTTCTTCGCTAAAGCTAAACCTGAGTTAAAAGAAAAGATTCATTTTCTTACAGATAAAGCTTATAATGAATTTAAAACTATAGGTTTTGTATTTCATTTTTTAAAAGAGAATAAACTCTCGGAAGATTTTCATAAGCCAACAGAAGAGTGGATTAAGAAAAAGATAGAGGAGCTTCTTGACTTCAAGAAAGAAAAACGAGAATCTTCTTCTAACGGAGCACATAACATCCAAAAAGCTATTAAAGACCAAGCATATAAGTATCTTCCAGAAATAGAGGATTATGTAGATTCTTATGCCATCGATGAGGTGCTTACAGATTTTAACTTAATAGAATATCTAAAGACAAATTCACTCTCAGCTATTCACACAAGAAAACTTCAAACTTTTTTTGATATACAAGTGTGTGAGTATAGAGATATTCCAATCGATAAAGATCTTCAAGAAGCCTATGGACACATCACAGAGCCACGTAGATTGAAGATTATTGCCTTTTATGATGAACTCCATAATAATTTCAGCCTATACTGCACTACAATTGCTTCTAAGAACGTAAGAACTGTTAAAAAGATTTTGCCTAAGAAACTTGTAGAAAAGGTTCAGTATCTTAAAAATTCTACAGAGTTAGGCGTTCAGAGTTGTAATCCAGAGAAAATAATAGGAGCAACAATGGTCGTTCTCTACAATGTAAAATATCGCAAGTTGACTATCCTTAAAGGAAAAAACCTCACCGTAAAAGGAACTACTATTTTAGATTTTGAACCTATTTGGAGTATCACAAAGACACTTAAAAAACCAGAAGTATTCTTGAGTATGTTTAAATCGTTTCCAGACTTGGAGGATGTCAAAAGGGAAGTTGATAAACTCTCAACAAAACCAAGTGTAGCAAATGGTCGTGTAAACAAGGATACACTTATCGTTTGTATTTACCGATAATATGTTGTATATTGCATAAACAACAAAATCACCAACATATGATTATAATCGACTTATCGAACCTGCTGTATCTTTCATTATATTCTTCAATGAAATTAAATCAGAAAAAGGTTCCAGTCTTAAAGGACATCAGAATAATTCTCCTAAATAAAATCCAAGATTCTAGAGCAAGACTTAAGCAAGAATTCGGAGAAGAAACTATCATAAGTGTTGACTCGAATTCGTGGAGAAAAGACGTTTTTAAAGGGTATAAACACAAAAGGAAAAAAACAAGAGACGAAGATGATCTTGACTGGAAAGTTATTCATGGATATTTCTCTGAGTTAGAGGAAGAGCTAAGAAGCAATTCCTCCTATAAGGTTATCAAGGTAAATGGAGCAGAAGCTGACGATACAATCGCAATACTAAGTCTCTTGAGTAAAAAAACTCAAGACCCTGTGGTAATTGTCGGTCGAGATAAAGATTTCTTTCAGTTACACTCTATACCAAAGTTACGTCAGTTTGATCCTAATAATAATCAATTTATTGATGTAATAATAGAAGAAATTCCTTATAATTTATTTACACACATCTGTCGTTCTGAGGTGTCAGACGGAATACCTTCTATAATTTCTGATATAAATTCTTTTGTTACAGGAACTCGCCAGAAACCACTTCGTCAGACTTATATCACAGAAGCATTTAATTACGCAAAACAAGGGAAATTAGAGGATTTCTTAGGACCAGAAAGATATAAACGTTTCCAAGAGAATAAAACATTAGTAGATTTTAGGATGGTCCCAGAGGTAGTTAAAACCAACATCCTTAACGCTTATAATACATATGAAGTGAAAGAAAATAATATGTTTAATTATTTAATTGAACATGGGATTGTTGGAAATTTCAAAAATGTTCTTAAAAATTTTTAACTTGTAAATAATATGGCAATAGAATATCATTATCGTTGTATCAAATGTGGGCATGAGTTCTCAGACCTTTATAGTATTGATGACAGAAATCTTCCATGTGAGTGTTTATGCCCAGAATGTGGAGAAAGAGGTGGGGTCGAAAGAATTGTTGGAACTACAGCAAAAGCTGTGTGGCTTTGTAGCCTCCCAACATCTAGTTAAATAATAACAATTAAATATTAAATATTATGGGATTTTGGGATTATAAATGTGAGTCTTGTGGGCATGAATTTGAAGAAAATTACCCCATTGCAGATCGAGACAAACCTACTACACAATCTTGTCCTTTTTGTGGCGAAATTGCCATAATGAGAGAGTTTGGATCTCCAATCATCAATCTGTCCTACAGAAAAAGCACGATTCAAAGTGATCCGAAGATTAGAAAATTTCAGGAAGAAGTGCTAAAACCCCTTAAAAAGGGGCTAAACAAAACAGGTCGAGTAAGAGGTATTGAATGAAAGAATATATTAATAGGAAATAATTAAACAGATAAAAATGAACAAAGCAATTGAAAAACTTTTACATGAAAGATATTATCTTGGAACAGAAAATAGTTGGGAAGAATTAGCGGAGCGAATTTCTCATATTTATCCACCATCTTTAGAATCAATCAAATCAAAAACATTTATTCCGTCAAGCCCTACTTTAATGAACGGTAATACTAATGGAAAGAGAAAAGGAACCCTTTCTTCATGTTTTACGATGGGTATCGAGGATTCTATTGAAGGTATATTTGAGGCTCTTAAAGAAGCAGCATTAGTAACAAAGGCTTCTGGAGGAGTTGGATATGTGTTTTCTAATTTACGTTCAAGTAATGAAACCATTAAAACCATCAACAGAAAAAGTTCTGGTCCGATTCCATTTTTAAAGGTATTCGACAAGATGTTAGATGGCGTAAGCCAAGGTGGAAGTAGAAAGGGAGCTGGTATGGCACAGTTTAATATTACTCATCCTGATATTCTTAGTGTAATTAGATTAAAAGAAACAGAAGGTACTCTTGAAAGACTTAATATTAGTATTAGAATACCAGATCAATTTTATAAAGATCTAAAAGAGAATCCTAATGAACCACATACTTGTTTTGATTCAGAAGGTTTATGGTGCATTATAAAAGATGAAAACGGTAAAGTAATTACTAATCAAGATATTTGGAATGAAATCATAGATAAAGCTTGGAATAGTGCGGAACCTGGTATATTTAATATTGATATAGCTCATAGACAATGCACTACAACGAATCTGAATGATACTGTACTCTCGAACCCATGTCAACCAGCGTTTGCTACAGTATTGACTCCTAATGGCATTAGAACTATTGGTGAGATTAATATTGGAGATTATATATGGTCTGGTAAACAATTTACTACTGTTATTAATAAATGGAGTACAGGTAGTAAATCTGTTTATAGTTATAATACGTCAACAGGTTCATTTATTGGTACAAAGAATCATAGAATTGTACAAAATGATGAAAAAATAGAAGTTAAGGATGCTAATTCAATAGATCAATGTAGGGTAGATCAATGTAGGGTTTTATTAGATAATGGTTTTGATGAAAAAACAATAATGGATGGATTAGTAATTGGAGATGGTACTGTTCATAAAGCATCTAATAATCTTGTTTATTTATGTATTGGAGAAAATGATTCTGACTATTTTAATAGTGAAATTAAACATTTAATTATTAAAGATAGAAGAATTGCTTTTAAGTATGGTTGGGAAATTGATACTACAATTACTTATTTAGAATTACCTCGTGTTGAAGAAAGAATTATTCCTGAAAGATATTATAAAGGAAACAGAAAGCAAATATTAAGTTTTCTTAGAGGATTATATTCAGCTAATGGTTCTATTTGTGGAAATAGAATTACACTCAAACAATCGTCATTAAAATTAATTAAACAGGTTCAAGAAATGCTATCTTTTATTGGTATTTCGAGTTATTATACCATTAATGAACCAAAAAATGTTGTTTTTAGTAATGGTGTATATGAATGTAAAAAATCTTATGATTTAAATATTACACAAGATAGAAATATTTTTAATGAAAAAATAGGATTTATTCAATCATATAAAAATGAAAAAGTAAATCAGATTATTAATAATATTAAAGAAAGAAATTATAGAAAAACAACCTATGATATTAATTCAATAGATTATTTAGATGAATATGAAGTATTTGATTTAACTGTAGAAGCAGAAGAGCATACTTATTGGTCTGGTGGTTTATTGGTAAGTAATTGTGCCGAATTCGTAAATATCCCATATGCAAGTTGTAATCTTGGCTCATTAAATCTCGTAAATTTTGTTAAAGAGGATAGAACATTTGATTTCGAGAAGTTTGATAAAGAAATTAGACTTGCAACGAGATTTCTTGATTCTGTTATTGATGTTAATGATTATCCTCTTGAGAAGATAAAGGATGTTACTCTTAAGGTTCGTCCAATCGGTCTTGGAGCAATGGCACTCGGTGATGCTCTTTATAAGATGAGAATCCCTTATAATTCTGATGTTGCTTATCAGTTAGTTGAACGTTTATTTTTCTTACTGACTATGGTAAGTATGCATGAATCTATACAAATGGCTAAAGAAATTGGAGAATCGTATCCAGCATTCGATTATGATTTATTCATAAAAGCCAACGAAAGATTTTCAATGTCAAATGAAATAAAGGAAGACCTAAAGAAATATGGAGTAAGAAATTCTTGTTTCACTTCCATTGCACCTAATGGTTCCATATCATATCTTGCAGGAATGTTATCAGGAGGAATTGAACCAGTATATGCTCTGGCTTACTCAAGAAGGATTGAGAAGGGCAATAAGGACTATGAAATAGTTTATATTGTTGATCCAGTATTTGATGAATACTTGAAGGAGAATTACACTAATAAAATTTATCTAGATATTCTTGAAAAAATTACAAAAGGTAATGGGTCTTGTCAGAATATTGAGGAAATACCATTAGAAGATAGGAAGGTATTTATTACAGCAAATGATCTTATACCAACGGAACATCTTAAAATGTTAGCTATTGTAGCAAAGAATACCTCGTTGAGTGTTAGTAAAACGATCAATATGGCAAGTACAGCAACCAAGGAAGATATATCTGAAGTTTACCAGAAAGCTCATGATTTAGGTGTTATTGGTGTTACTGTATATCGAGATGGGTGTAGACAAGGAATTCTTACTACAGGAACCTCTAAAGAGGAAGAAGTAGGTTCTATTAAAGATAATCATGCTCCAAAACGACCTAAGAAACTCCAAGCACATTTATACCCAATAACAGTTAAAGGTAATAAATTTGGAGTTGTTGTTGGGATGCTACAAGATAGACCATATGAAGTATTTGCTTTCGTTGATAGTGATAACTCTGTTAGACATTGTAATGGGGAATTAATTAAAGAGACCAAGGGTAGATATACATTTGTCTGTGAAGATATAAGAATAGAAAATATTCAATTGGCAGGTGATGCAGAACGGGCAGTTACAATTCTAGCATCACAATTACTCCGTCATGGAGTTCCAATTAATAATATAATCTCTACTATTAAAAAAATATCAGATGGCATTACAGATTTTACTACCGCAGTTGCTAGAGTATTAACTAAGTACACTAAGAATGGAGATGAAACTGGTGATGTTTGCCCAGAGTGTGGAACTAAGATTATATTCGAAAATGGTTGTAAAGTTTGTAAATCTTGTGGGTATTCTGGTTGTGGATGATTGCGAGATTTTATAAATATAGATGAAATACCTATTGAAAATATCAATAGTTCTTAGTATATTACACACATAGGAAGTATTTTTAGGATAGCAGAGCAATTAAAACTCTGCTATCCTTAACTTAATAGCTTATCATGTTAAAATGGAAAAAAGTTTTAAAATCAATCTCATTATCAATAGTTTTTATTTTATTAACCACAACAAATGTTCATGCACAAAGTGAACAACATAAAGGTCAAACTGGAATTGCATCCTATTACTCAAGTGCTTTTGATGGCAAAAAAACTGCTTCAGGGGAGGTCTTTAGCTCTAAAAAAATGACTTGTGCAAGTAAGCAGTTTCCGTTTGGAACATTTCTACTTGTTACGAATCTTAAAAATGGGGAAACGGTAGTAGTTCGAGTAAACGATTTTGGTCCTAACATTCACGGAAGAGCTTTAGATCTAAGTCGCTCTGCGGCAAAAAAACTTGATATGTTGAAATCTGGGACAGCAAAAGTATCCATTGAAATCGTCAAGAAAAAGGATTTGGAAATCTCATAAAAATGTTGTATATTATAAATAAAAACATATATGGCACCATTAGAATTCAAATCCAAAGAAAACTTCATTCAGGAAGTTTATAGTAACATGGAAATAAATGATTCCACACTTCTTGAAGCAATAGTTGAATATCAAAAACGGTACGATCTCGATGAAGAGTATATCTATAACAATCTATTCACTCCATCAATATACGACCGTTTGAAGAAGGAAGCCGATGATTACAACTTGATTAAGAAGGAAGAATCGGATGAGCTTTTTGGTTTGTGACTCGATAATTAAAAATAATGCTGAAGCTATATATTTGAAGTATATTGCTGTTAAAAGTTATTTTCTTAAAGATTATGATTACTTCAAATATCGTGGTATGGTTAGTAAGAATTTCCTATCAGGGTTCGAAAGGAAGAAAGAGTTTTATATCTGTGTAAATCTTCATAAAAAATACAGAAACCTTGACCTGATAGAAAAGCTCTTCGTTCTGAATTTCGTGAAGAATAAGAATTGTTGGATGGGTTCACTTGACCATTCTGTTTTATCAAAATTTGATTCTTATATTCAGTCTTCTGAGTATATTTTTAAGCAAGAGATCAAGCCATTATTTGAGGACGGAAAATACAACGAAAGATTTAATTCGTCCAAGGAATTCCCATACACAGAAGTTTTCGATTATTATGAAAAAGGTTTGGTAAAGTTAGAAAGTCTTATTATATTGAACATAATAACAGGATTTCTAGATAAGGTATATGAACATCATAATGATTTCATTTTCGAAGTAGACTACAAAGGAGTAAAGAAATATCAAATGGTTTTGGAATATTGGAAAGTATTTGATATATTGAAATATAAGAGATTGGTGAAGGGTTTCATCAATAAACAAAACAAACAAAACAACTAAAACAAATAATAAAACTATGTCGTATTTAACAGAACTAAGGGCAAAGAGCAAACAGTCAATTGAAGTGCTCTCTAAACAAATTGATGATTCAAAGAAAACATCTTATGGTGATGATCGACTTTGGAAACTTACTGTAGATAAATTAGGAAATGGAGAAGCTGTACTAAGATTCCTTCCTCCGTTTGCTGGTGAAAGTGTAAGTTGGGTAGAGAAGTGGTCTCATGGATTTGAAGGCACATCAGGGAAGTGGTTTATGGAAGGTTGCCCTACCACAATTAAAGGAGAATGTCCCGTTAACTTTGCTTTTGCATAACAAGCGGCTTCAGTGAGTAATCACTGTCGAAAAATTTCGTGAATTGTCTGGGAAGTCTAAGTTTAAGTTTTTATAAATACTTATATGTGAGATAAACTTATAAGTATGGAAATTTTTAATAGTAAAGACCATTTTAAAGAAGGAAGTTTTTATTGTCAATTGAATGGCAAAACTTATTCTACAATACATGGGTTGATGAATGCTTTAAGAAACAAGTATACCGCAAAACAGTTCTTTGATTTATTTTATAAAACAGATATTTGTGGTAGATGTGTGGAATGTGGGGCAGAAACAAAATTCAAAAATATTGTAGAAGGTTATAAAAAACTTTGTAGTGCTTGTGCTAATAATAAAGCCAAAGAAATCAGAAGAGTAGCTGTTAGTGATCGTTTTAAAGGTGAGGATAGAGAAGAAAAAATCAAAGCGTCAAATGAAAAACGAACAAAAACTAACTCGTTTAAGTCCGAAGAAGAAAAACGGGCAATGAATGAAAAAAGATTACAGACGTATAAAAATAGATATGGAGAAGATTATATGTCCAAGAAAACTGAAAAACAATGGCAAAGACGAACAGAAGAGGAAAAGAAACTGTTAGTCGAGAAAACAAATGCTACAAAACTTAAAAATGGCACAATGGAATATAACTTTTATGCTTCTTGTAATAAGAAAATAATTGCAGAAGGTAAAGAGTATTTTTGCCAAGGGTATGAAGATTCGGTTATAAGGTTTTTAATCGAAGACATGACTCTTACTATTAAAAATGGAAAAGAAATACCAAGAATAATAAGCTCTATTAATAGAAGTGGATATCATAGACCAGATATTTACTTAGAGAAGTTTGATCTATTGATAGAAGTTAAATCTGATTTCACTTTTAGTGTGAATACTAAAAAAATAATCACACATCAGAAAGATGCTATAAAACAAGGATACATTCATATTGTTTTTGTGATTAAGAAATTGAATAAAGATAGAACGCTATTAGAAAAAGATAAAATGGTATTTCGGGAATTCTTAAATATGATAATCAGCAGCCAAGCTCAAGTATTTGAGAAGGTTCAACGACTATCCTTGGAAGAGGAGTACAGAGCAATTGCAATAGGCTCTGGAAGCGCGAGAGTACCAGAAATGGTATGTGATATAGTCTGATCTGCATAGAAATATGTAGCCGTGGTTAGTCCCGAATTTGGTTTTGCGAATCAAATTGAACACAAATGTTGTGATGCAAACAGGCATATCTGGAAGAACAATGTAGAAGAAGTTGCTAGGAAAAAAACTGAGAGGACAAAGAGGAATCATAAGTATTACTCGAATGTTCTTGTAGTTGATGATCCATCTAATCCAGATAATAATGGGAAAGTTTTCCTATTCGAGTATGGCCCTAAGATTTTTGCAAAGATTTTTGAAGCAATTCAGCCAATTTCAGTAAGAGAGAAACCATCAAATCCTTTCGATCCTGATAATGGTAGAAACTTTATCCTACTTGCAAAGAGTGTAAGTGGTCAGAGGAATTATGATAGTTCGAAGTTTGAATCGCCTTCGGCTATATCTGATGATGATGCAAAAGTAGATGAAATTTTGGCTTCTACATATAGTCTCGATGCACTCATAGCTCCAGAAAGTTTCAAGAGTTTTAAAGAACTCACTGAGATTTACGACAGAGTTAATGGTACTACTACTGTTAGTTATGAAACGGAACTAGAGGAGGAAGAGTCTGAGGAAGATTATACTCCTTCAGCACCTTCTAAAAAGAAGAAAGAAGTAGAAGTAAATCTCAATCTTGACGACCTAGATTTACCATTTTAGTGTAAGTCAATTAAATAAAAGGAACCTATTCATAGGTTCCTTTTATTTATATTTCCAAATACTGTTATTTCTTATCCGACCTGTCTTTATAGCTTCATATATTGTGTTAGTAGCATATCCCAAATCTTTAAAATGTGTACTAAGTCCTTCATCTATTAATTCGTTGGTGGTTGAATATTGTTGTATAATTTGACCCCGAATTTTACTTATTTTACCAGTTCGAAGAAGATTAGGCCAAATAAATTCTAAATCTCCTTTATATTTAAAGATATAACCACCACAAGTTGGTCGTTTCATTCTGCAACAATTTGCTATATTTCTTATTTCAAACCCAAATTCCTTAAAATCGACACTATAACCTTCTCTGATAAATATATGTTCTAATGAATATTGTTCGATAATATTTCCTGAACCATATAAATGATGTTTATCTTTTATTTTTCCATACATATGATTCAACTTACCAAGTTGAGAAGTTCCTATATTTATTTTTCCTTGTTCTGTATGGTGTTTTCCTTCCATACCTCCTCCTAATATTCCTATACCATCTTCTACAATTTTATTTGCCCAATGTGGAGACTCTACTATATTATTTTCAACCGAAAATGTAATAGCAAATCTAACACATTCTTCTAAATTGATAAAGTATTTCAAAAATACGTTTTGTATAAAATCTTTTCCATGTTTTTTATAATGATTTTTCCAATGTGTTCCCGAACCAAGATATTTAATCGGGTCAGTTTGTGTAGTTTTACCAAAATACATAAACCCTGTTTTGGAATATTTTTTGACGTAGAGATAGGTAGGTTTAAATTGTTCAGTAAAATCTGAAATAATATTCTGAACTTGAAATTCGATTTCTTGGTGAATATAAATAGAAGTAGAATTGCTGTCTAACATGATGATTATGTTATTATGTGGTTATTAGATAGAACCGTCGGATGTTAGAGCATCGTGGACGGTTTTATTATATTTATAAAAAGATAAATGGCTCCTTTTTTATACATTATATAAAGCTTGAAATTGGTATTCTGATAGTTTTATTATTTATGATTCTTGACGATTCCGTTGTATTGTTTGTGGATGCAACAAGTTGTTCCTGCTGTTTCTTTATTAATAATACCGCTAAAAGAATACGTCATAAAGACGACATCTAAAAGGAACCTAGGAATAGGTTCCTTTTTGTTTTGGGTAAATAGTAACAGTATTATCGATATTCACTATTCTCAATTCATTCATATTAGATGATGCAGGAGCCACAGCAACACCAGAAGGAGGCATTAGTGCTTCTTCAGATTTGTATAACTCTAAACCATTTCCCGTTGGAATAAGATTTTGATTGTATACTATGTTTTTATCGTTGGCTAGATTATTTATCGTAGCTTGCTTATTCTTTGTATTAAGTGATTCCTTAGATATAGGCTTCGGAGTTTCCATTTTAACCTCTTTCTTGACTATAGGCTTAGGATTTGTATTAACACCTAATGATTGTATATGACAATGTAATGGATTATAATGAATTTGAGGGTCAAGCCCAAGCTCTTTCGTATATTTTAGAAGAGTGGCCCTAAAGTGAATAGGAACATCAACCGCCTTTCCAACCATATGCTCTCCAGTCATAGAACGAGATTTGGCTTTTTGCTCTTCCGCTGATCTAAATGCACTATTAATTACTAGCTTCTCCCCAGTCTCTTTCTTATAACTAGAAGCTAATTGTATAATTTTAGCTTTAAATGATGACTCTAATCTATCAAAATGACTTCTATCTCCTGTATCTTTCGTGAATATGAATAATTCATCAACATTAGCCTTAGAAACATCTGGTGTTTCTTTTTTTCCTTGGGGAAATTTTTCTCCAATATATTTGTTTTTTATGCTTCTGACAAAAGCTATAATTTGATTTTTTGACATGTTCTTTAGACCTTCCCACTTACCTATTAATCTTCTTATAAACTCATCTTCATAACTTTGGTCTTTAACATATCGAAGGAAACCAGCCAACAACAAAACTTCCCATCCTATCTTATCTTGTGTTACTTTATCAAACTTAGCACTTTTATTAATTTTACCAGACTTTACTAAACCTTCTAAAGTATCTCCAGTGACTTGATATAATCCTATAGCAGAACTTCTTCTTCCATCTTTTGTAATGGTTTTCGGATTTGATCTTTTAGCTTCTGTCTGCATTGCTAATACCTCTTCTACAGACTTTTTAGTTAAATCTTCATTACCAGCCCAATTGTTATAAGAAGCATTATAGCCCTTTTGTTTTGATTCATATTGTGTAATGGTTTTAGCAAATTCCTCTGTTGTTGTTGCACCTGCTCCCAAACTTTCATATCCAGTTTCTCCTCCTCCCAAAACTTCATCTAAAACATCATTAAACGCTTTCCAGTCTTCATCACCAAATACACTCTTTATAATCCATCCACCTGTCCATAGTGCAGCAAACCCTCCTATAACAAGAGTTATAGGATTCATTAATAAATCCAAGAAACTAGATGAAGATTTTTCAGATAGTCTCTTTTTCTTTACATCTTTCTCTGCTAATAGATTAGTCTCATCTATCCTGTCTGCTAATGTTCTTTTAGAACCTATTCTAAATAGTTTAGGAAGTTTTGAGAATAATTCGTTGTCTTTTTTGAGAAGTGGGATTTTCTTTAGTTTACTTAAAGAGGATTCTAGTGCTTCAAATTTACTAGAATCCTCGTTATCATTTGAGGAAATGATTGTTGTTGGTGGTAGAAGATTATTATCATCAACATTGGTAGTAACCATAATCTTTAAGAATATGAACCGTTGTTATATTTCCTACTATAGATGCCATCATAATGCCAAGAATATCTATCACCATCAACACCAGGAGGTAGATAGTCTACTATTGTTTTACTATTATTGATATTAGTAACGTTGGTAATTTGGCCATTAGTTGATTGTGCTTGTGCACCATTTTCACTATTAGTTGCTTGGGGTGGTGCTGGTGCTTGTGCTGCTGGTTTGGCTGGTTCTAATCTCTTAGAATTTGGTGTCGGGTTTGTTGTTGCCTCTATTTTTGGTGTTGCTGCCTTTGTTCGATGTTGCATTATTTTCTCTACAATAATGCGCCATTCTTCTTTTTGCTGATCTGAAAAATCTACCTGGTTCTGAGGTACACCTGGTTTTTTCTTATATTCTTTTAATGCTGCTGCGATTTCACTATTCACTTTAACGGTAGCTGGATCTGGATTACTCTCCGTATTCCACATTCCCTGTATAATATTTACCTGTCGTCCAACCGCATTTGTAAACCCACCTCTATTATGAATATCATTAAAATCTAAAAAATTTCCGGTCCATTCGCTAGCCATTCCTCTATAATAACTACCCGAACCTCCACCGTTCCTATTCTCAGCACCAACACCCGCTACATGGGAGAATAATAAAGACCCACCTATCATTGCTCCGCCAGCAAGCATCGCTGGTACACCAACACCAGCACCAACACCAGTGGCGGATAAAACCCCACCTCCATGAAGTAGACCAACACCAACACTCGCTAGCACTGGAGCACTAATCAAAGGAGCTACCTTTTGTATTCTTTCTTTAATGTTTACTCCAGCCTCTCCAGCAGTTTCTAGAATTGACACACCTAACTTTTTAGAAATCGCCACTAACCTATCTATAATTGGCTTGAATGCTTCACTATTTCTAATCTTAAGCCAAGAATCGCTGTTTAAAAATTTTTTAATTAATAAACCACCTGTAATGGCTAATGCTATTGCTCCTCCTGCACCAAGAAGTTTTGCAAAAGATCCCGCTTCACCAAAAATCCCACCAAGAAATCCAAGAATAGGATTATTCTTTGCATCCTTTTCCTTTTCAGAATCGTCTTTAAACAGTTTATTCAAGCTATCGATATTCTTGTTTAGTCTTTCAAGTTCGTCAGGAAGACTTTTCCCTAAATCAAAAACATCTGATTTATTCTCTCCTTCTGCACCAGCGATAGCTAAAGTATCTAACTTTCCTGTAAGAGTATTCAAGGTATCAGTAAGTTCAGAAAAGAGTTTGTTATTAGATTTTGAACCTGTTTCTGTTAATGCGGTTGATATAAGTTTCTTATCGATGTAGGATTTAGTGCTTTTTAAATTACCTTCAGCAGAATTATCAATCTTTGTGAATATCCCATCCTGAATCTTTCTTAAGGAAGCATTAAGAGTTTTGAATTTGGTATCAAACTTATTTTCTAACGTAGATATTCTTTCGGAAACAACCGAAGTTTCTTGGGTAGAATCTCCCCCTATTTTAGAAAATTTTGAAGACTCTTTCGATTCTTCACCAACTTCAGCATTTGCACTGAGAAGAGGTAATTTTTTTAGCATTTATTTATGTTTTTTGTTCCTTCCATTCTATGATATTGTCTACGGTCATGTCCCTTTGCCAAGGCATGAGATTTTCTAGATATGTCAAATCCCATCCATATTCCTGTTTCAACATAAAATTGATTTTATAGTACTCACCTAAGTTTGTATCCCCTATACAGATGTAAAAAAACTTTCGAATCCCTCCACGATTCTTGTTTCCGTTTTCCCACACTTCGAACAAGTATAAGTAACTTCAAGATAAACCTGTGGCATAGTATCGAAGAATTCCTTTATTTTTATAATATGTTTATTCTCTAGGCTACCAACCCATGCTTCCAATTCTTCTTTTGAAGATTCTTTAGCAGGATAGACTGCATCTTTATCATAAATTGAATCAATACAAGAAATAAGAAGTTCTCTGGTTGAAGATACTGTAGCACTGATAATTGTTGGATATTTCATAGTAACACCAACTTCTTCCGTAATGTCAATTGTTTTCTTGTGTTCAGGAAATTGTTTGAATTTTATATCATTTAGATTCAATTCAATATCTTCTTTATGGTCACAAGTAGCAAGATTCTCTTCATTGAGATGCGGGACAGATAATTTAATAATTTCACCACTGCTAACGATTCTGAGTTTAAGGAAAAGATATTCGAAATCGAAAATTGGAAGACTATGTGCATCAATTCCTTCAACACAAGTGTCTAGGAGTTCTTCGGTTGCATTGATAATTTCTGCTTTATTTCCTCCTTCCATTGCTATAAGAAGTATTTCTTGATCTTTCGCTGTGTATGGGCGATATTTATGAGTTTTTCCAGTTGAAATCAAATCAACTAGAAACGTTGGTAATTTTATCGATGGTAATGCCATAATTATATTTTGGTGTTGGTTATGTATATTTATAACCTAAAGTTTGGATTAAGTTGAGTAGCTATGTTCAGAGCACCACCCAAAACACTTCCAGTTTTTAGCGAAGCGTTCACCTTTGAACTAGTCATGATTCTATAATGTAATGTCACAATAAAGGTACTGATTTCATTTTTTGCATTCCAATCAAAGCCAATTCCACCTACAGCTTTAGGATAGACATCTTCAAAAGTTATAACATAAGAAGCATCACCATCTTCATTATATACCACCAATTCTGCATCAGTTACGATATCATCATAATATGCGATATCATAAGGGGTTGAACCTTTGGCTGTATTTGATTTTGTGCCAAGGGCATCCAAAACATTTGTCATCAATTGTTGTGGTATCGTTGTGTGGTTTGGCTTAGTTCCTGTATAGGTAAGAATTGAATCTACCCATGTTGTAAAAAAATCATGTTCGTAGTAATCACCTCCACATAGAATGCTTATACTCATTGAACCATTTTCGATTTCTCTTGGAAAATCAGAAGAAGGTCCGTATATTTTAGTTGTGTATGTCCCGATATTTTTATCAGGAAGACCAAATTTATCTACACGAAATTGTAATTCAGATAGTCCAGTGCTTCGCACAGAGTCGTAGAGAGTTTGCCCTGCATTTAAAAGTTGGCTTGTGGAAATCCCAAGTCCAAGAGCATCAGAATTAGAACCTAATACATTATTAAGCACATTTTGGACACTCAAATCTGGACTGTTATATATCCTAGGATATCTCTTAATTCTAAAAACAAACAGAGAAGGTCTTCCTATACCATTATGAAAACTGTTCCTGAAATTTGTAGGACTAAAACTATACCCAGTGTCTGCATAAAATGAACTCATATTACAAGTTTTTATTATATTTATAAAAAATCGTTTGGAGAATATACTTTTATATGTTATATTACAATATCTAAAAAGAGTAAAAAATGGTAATATCATACACGAAAACCAGAACAGGAAACTATCTTATAAATACCATTGAAGACGTATTAACATGGGGAGAAATAGAAGAAATATATGGTCTTGAAGTTAAGGTGTGTTATCTTACTTCGTTCCCCTTCATATCATGTAATGACGACACCAAATTATCTCTTTTTAGAAAAACTTCAATTCCGATTTACTTAGAAATCGGTGAAGAATATGATGAGGAATATTTTTACATGGTAAAAGATATAATCTTGGAATCCGATAAGCGTCTTCGAGATATCGTTAATTATGTAGAAGAAGAAGAATTTTGGGATTCAACATTGAACCCACTTTATTAACAACTAAACAAAAATAAAAATGACTTTAATCGAGGAAGTAGTAAAGCTTTGGAATCAGGGCAGAACGGTCGAACAGATTCAGGAACAACTTAAAATTGTGATCGATGTAGACATAGAAGAAGAAAATCTTTCTGAAAGCATCAGGAAAGGCAATTTCACCGTCAGAAACGTTCTACTAGGATAATTATGGCACGTTTACCTGACGACCCGTTAAATCCAAAGAACCCACCTGCACCAAGGAAAAGACCACAATACATCCCTAAACCCCCAGATCAAAAGGTTGAAGGAAAATCTGGTAGACCTTTGAAGTATGAACGTATTCTGGTTGTTGATGCTAATGGGAAAGAACAAATAGTGTCGAAGGAAATAGACAAAAAGCGATATTGGTTCGTTGCGTACATATTCGTTATGTTCGAAAAAACACATTATGCCTCTATAACTTTCGAGACAAGGAAAAACATGATATTTTCTATGCATGATGTTTGTAATCTTGTTGGAAATAGAAACCTCACAATAACTTGGTTTCATGAATTCATAGATTACGCTGACTACAAAGAATTTAGCAGGAGAGAACCGTTGGAAGTACAAGGGTTAGAATTATTACAACTATAAACAAAATAAAATATGACAGAAGATACAATTGACTTAAGTAAAATAGTGCTTGGAGATGTTTCCACTTTAATAGTAAAATTTAAAAAACTTGACCGTCATGCAACCCTTCCAATTCAAACAGCAGGAAATGCTGGTATGGATATGACTGCACTACGAGTTGAACACACAGACATGTATACTGAATATGACACTGGAATTGCTTTGGAAATTCCAGAAGGTTATGTTGGTCTGCTATTTCCAAGGTCGAGTATTAGTAAATATGATCTTGTACTCGCGAATTCGGTAGGAGTTATCGATTCATCTTATCGTGGTAGCCTAAGATTCCGATATAAGACTGGCAAGAAAAATCCTAAGATATATACCATTGGTGATAAAATAGGTCAACTTTTGATTCTTCCTTATCCAAATATTACGATTGTTGAAGTAAATGAACTATCTTCAACAGATCGAGCCGAAGGCGGATTTGGGAGTACTGGCTCATGAGTGAAACGAATTTTGACATCATTCAGAAAGCGGCACACTATAACCAAAGTCCAGTTGAGTGTATAACCATTATTCGAGATTATTCATTTAATATCGGGAATGCTTTTAAATATATTTTCAGAAAAGATTTCAAGGGAAACGAAGTTCAAGATATCAAAAAAAGCATTTATTACATACAGGATGAAATTAATCGAAGAAAAAAGTATTCAGTTCTACACAGAATACCGAATATTTTAAAGTATTTTAGATATAAAAAAAGAATTAAATTAATAGAAAAGGTTAACGATTCTATAGATAATGATCTAATAGCACTTTCTTTTATATTGCTAAATCGTGCGGATTATTTTCAATTTGGTGTTTTCTATCTTGAAAGCGTCAAAGGGATTCTTGCAGAACTAATTATAGAATAGTAAGAAACTCCATTATAGCCTTTTCCTGAGATATAGACAAGGTTTCGGTGTGTCCTCCACCAAACATTATCTCAGGTTTATGGTATGTAAATTTACTTTTAATTTTATGTTCCATGTCAACTACCGTTTTAGAATCTCCTTTCCATTCAAATAACGTTTCGTATTTATATGGCATCCTCTCTATAGTTGGATATCTCTCATCTACTGTTTTTGAAGTAATTCCAATCTTTAGAAACACTTCAGAATCGTTATAACATTTTAAAAGGTAAATTGTAGCGACATCGTATGTATCTTCAAATCTTATAGCATTTAATCTTCTTTGATTTTCTGCTTTACAAAAAGAACACCCTCGCCCAGATAAATGATTATTTGGAATTTGTTCAAACTCTCCATGTATAGGACAAATGATTACTACTTTATTATGGGCATTAATATAATCAACTTTAGAATAATCGTATTTTTCTTTACCATGAACTGTTTTACTTTTCTCTATAAATTGTTCTGTTGATGACCTATCTCCATCAACTTTGCATTTTAGACAACCTCGCCCAGATAAATGAGAACTTGGAGTTTGGTTAAATTCTCCATGAATTGGACAAATGATTACTACTTTATTATGGGCAGTTTTATAATCAACTTTAGAATAATCATATTTTTCTTTACCATGAACTGTTTTACTTTTCTCTATAAATTCTTCTGTTGTGGATTTTTTATTGGAATAACGAGGCTTATAAATAGAGGTAGAGCTGTCTAACATGATGTTGTTTATTTATGGTTTCATTAGATAGAGCCATCGAAGTTTGCGAGACTTGTGGATGGCATTTTATTATACTTATATTTATAAAACTTAATTCTCCTCTTGGAATAGTAAGAAATAATTGTTATATTACCATTAACAACTAAACAAATTAAAATGGCAAAAACAAAAAACGAAGGAGCATCAAGTCTTCTTAAAAAACTCAAAAAAATTTCCACTATCGAAGAATCTTGTATTTTTTCAGATTCTGATTTTTATACTTCAACAGATTATATTTCCACACCAATTCCTTTGATAAATTTGGTACTATCTGGACACCTCTTGTCTGGAGGTATATCAAGAGGATCTACCGTAGTTGCTGGTGAAAGTAGAACATTCAAAACTATGACATGTCTTCTTTGTCTTAAAGCTTTTCTTGATAGTGACGAGAGCGCAGTTGGTTTGCTTTATGATTCAGAATTCAGTTTTTCACCAGAGTATCTGAAAACATTTGGTATCGATATTGAGCGAGTCTTTATTACTCCTATCACTGATTTGGACTCTCTTCGTAACGATATAATACCACAAATTGATGCAATAGAAAAGGGCGAAAAAGTTTTCATCCTTATTGATAGTTTAGGAAATCTTGCTTCTATTCAAGAAATCAAAATAGCTCAAGATGGGAAAACAACCCAAGATATGTCTAGAGCTAGGGCATTGAAAGGTCTTATGCGGATGATTACTCCTCGTATAAATCTTAAAAATATCCCACTCTTTACAGTTAACCATGTATATAAGGAAATGATTTCCCTATACCCAAAAACGGTAGTATCAGGTGGTTCTGGGGTTATGTTGTCTGCAAACACTGTGTTGATCTTCTCTCGTAGAAAGGGAAAGGACGAGGATGAAGAGTCTTACGAATTCGTTATAAAGATAGAAAAATCTCGTTCCATAAAAGATAATAAAAAGGTGGTTTTAGTTGTTCCAAAAGATGGATTAATTAAAAAATGGTCAGGAATGTTTGATTTAGCATTGGAATATGGGTATATAACATCAGAAAAACAAGGATGGTATACCGCTCCTGCGCTTGATGGAATTGGTAACGTTAGGAGGAAAGCGTTGGAGAATAATGATGTCTTCTGGAATCGGATGTTTACTGAGAGTAATTTTGTTGAAGTTGTGGAGAAGGATTTTTGTGTATCTCAAGACCAAAGAGCATTATTCAACGATATCGAAGACGAAGCAGAAGAATTGTTAGGAAATGTGCCAGATGATTCGTATAATGAAGAAAACAACGAAAACTATGCTGATTAGAGAAATTGAAAACGAATGGGAAGTAGATTCAGTTGTGAATGATATTAACTTGGATGTTGAGTCCACCAGAACACATGGACTTCATTTCAAGTATTATGTTATTCTGAACGATGAGAAGAAAGGATTGTTTAAGCTAGAGGCGGATTACAAGGTACTTCGACTTGATAAGTGGGAGTACTTCATGGGCGTACTTGATGAAGAAAAATTAAAAGCAAGAAACTGGCTCCCATCGGGATTAAAAATTTTGAAATCCAATGTTAATTTGTATCTTGAGAGTGATGCAGAAATTATCAAGAAAGATGTCGAGATTAGTATTCAAGAACAGAAGATTGAGTTCTTGAAATCTATAATCGACCAAATCAATCGAAGAAGTTTCTTCATCAAAAACGCAATTGATTTCAAAAAATTTACAAACGGTGTTGCTTGATAATGAGTATTTCCACTTCAAATATAGTTTTATCTGCATTGATGCGGAGCACAGATTTTTCCTCCAAAGTATTCCCACACCTCAAGGATGAATACTTTGGTCATTCTGATAAAATCATATTTGATATAATATCAAAATTCATAAAGAAATATTCTGGACTGCCTTCAAAAGAGGCAGTTCTTATTGAGTTAGAAAACTACCAAGGAATTGGGCCTTCAGTTTATACTGATTGTATTTCCTCTCTCGAAGAGATGTTTTCTTGTGAATTAAAAGATAAGGATTGGTTGGTTGATACCGCAGAGAAATATTGTAAAGATATGGCTCTTAATCTTGCAATTATAGAAGCGGCAAATATTGCTAGTCAGATTAGTTCAGGAAAAGGTAATGGCTTGTCTGAAACGTGTATTCCTGATTTACTCGCTAAAGCTATTTCTGTTTCGTTTGACACAAGGATGGGAATTGATTATCTTGAAGACCCTGAAGAAAGATATACAAGATATAATATTGTTGAAAATAAAATTCCTTTCTCTTTGGGTATCTTTAACACTATAACTAATGGTGGATTCAGTAAAGGCACGATGAATATCTTTTTAGGTGGAACGGCATCAGGAAAGACTTTGACCATGTGTTCGTTTGCTTCTGATAATCTACTATCTGGTAACAACGTCCTTTATATCACTTTAGAAATTGACGACCTAAGTGCGGCAAAAAGAATCGATGCAAATCTTATGGATGTTGATATTAATAGAATTAACTCTATGGGAGAAGAGACTTATGTGAAAAATATCGAATCGATGAAGAATAAAACACTTGGGAAACTTATCATTCATGAAGATTTAAGCGGAGCGTTTAATTCATTAAGACTAAAATCTTTACTTGACAATCTGAAGTTGAAGAAAGGATTTGTTCCTGATATCATTTATTTGGATTATCTTACAATTGCCAAGAGTTCAAATTTTAAAGATGGAACTACAACTAGTTATATATACTTCAAGGCTGTTGCAGAAGAAATGCGACTTGTGGCTAAACAATATGATTTTTGCTTGGTGTCTTGTGTGCAGTTGAATAGATCGTCATATGAGGATTCGGATGCGGCACTTACAGGTATTTCTGAGTCATGGGGTATTGCATCTACGGCAGATAGTATTTTTGTCATCATCCATACCGAAGAGTTGAAGAATTTGAATCAGTATGAAATAAAGCAATTGAAATCTAGGTATACAGATTTGTCAGAGAATAGAAGATTCTGTGTTGGTGTTGACAAACCAAAAATGAGATTATATGAATTGGATAGTCATAGTAATTCCACTTCAAATTCAACAAAAACTAGTAAAGATGAAGTGGATATATTAAATGGGATAAAGTCTAAATTCGGTCTGGATAGCCTTACTTTTTGAATAGTTACATGTTTTATAAATATAGATATAAACAAAAAGCCCTTCGTGAGCCATCACACTCCAAGGGCTGTATCTTGAAAGAAACATATAAACTAAATTAAATGTCAGACACAAAGGATTCTACTCCTACACCTATTTATATTAAACTTCGTCTTACTCAAGAAGAAATTATAAGAAGATTTAATGAAGCACATCCTGAAAATAATTACGGCTATTGGAATGTTATCTATAAAGGCTCTAAAACTCCAGTTAAAATTTTTTGTAAGAAATGTGGAAAATATTTTAATCAAAGAATAGATCATCACTCGGCAGGTCATGGTTGTAAAGATTGTTCTGATGATAAAAAAAGAGCATTATATATTTCAAATAAAGAGAAATTTCTTATAAAACTTTATAAGAAATTTCCAGATAGGAAAATAAAATTTGATTATATAAAATCTATTTATGTAAATTCAAAAACTCCAATGGAGATTTATTGTAATGTTTGTGGTAACTATTTTTCACAAAGACCTGCTAGCCATTTGGGAGGTTGTGGTTGTTCTATATGTGCTAAAAATTCTTTAAAAACACAAGAAGAAATTATTATAAGATTTCAAATAGTGCATCCAAAAGATGAATATGGGTATTGGAATGTGGTTTATAAAAATATGAAAACTCCTGTGGAGATTTATTGTAAGAAGTGTGGTGATTATTTTAACCAGAATCCAGTGGATCATTTAGCTGGAAGAGGATGTAAAAAATGCGGAGAAGAAAAACGAAGGATTTCCCGAACTTCTGATAAAGAAAATTTTATAATTAAAGTATATGAAAAATTTGAACAAAATAGGATACACTATAATTATATAGAATCTTTCTATATAAATTCCGCAACAAAAATATGGATTCATTGTAATATCTGTGGAAATGATTTTGAACAGACACCAGATAATCATTTATCTGGAAAAGGTTGTCCTTTTTGTAAATTGGAAAACCAAAGAAGATTGAATGCCATAAGATTTGAGGAGAAATATGATATCGCTACTATATATTTACTAAAATGCTTTAATGAATTTGAAACATTTCTAAAGATTGGGATTACTTCTAAGACCGTTGATGAAAGATATAACCACAAAAAGAGTATGCCGTATAATCGAGAAACACTTTACGAATGGGAAGGAAATTCTAATGTTGTTGTGGATTTAGAACAAAAAATAAAAAATCAGTTTATCTATTACAAGCCTGAGATAATGTTTAGTGGTGGTCACAGTGAAACATTACATATATCTCAGGAAAATATGATATTGGAATACCTTAATAAAAATATCACTGGAACGTTCCAATCGAAGTGTTTGCACTAATACCGTCCACCGCATAAATCCTCATCCTACTGTAAGCGTAAAGTGTGTGGGCATCAGTTCCTGCACTAACAGTAAATTGCGGTGTAATTGTTCCACCAGTTGTAACATCGATTATCCCACGTATTGTAATCGTCATGTACTTGTCATCATATGCTGCAATTTTAACTGGTGTAGCAAAGTTTGTTGTGATGAAATTGGACATGCTAAATCCACTTCCAAGAGTTACTCTAGAAGTAGCAGATGTGATATAAGTAGAGTTATAAGAATGTGCCGCTAAAACTCCAGAACCTCCAACCGAAATACCATAACTTAAGTCTTTGTTAGTGCCAGCTTTGGTTAGATTAGCAATGATTTCATATGCATATCTTGTCGCAGAGCTTAAAGTAACACTCTTTCCAAATACACTACAAGGTGCTGTGTTTGCATATAATGTACGATCTCCTGTAGTGATGTATGTTTGTTCTACAGGAATTAACCCTCTCTGTGTACCAGATGGAGTTCCGTAGAAAGATTTTCCATCGTATTCTAATGCACCTGCCACTGCTGTTGCAAGATTTGTTCCAGAAACGAATGTAAGTGGAGCAATCGTAGTATTACCTGAGAATAATGTCAAAGACCCTGGCATTATCACAGAACTTGGAAGACTTAGTGTTGCAACACTTGAATTTGCAGTTGACGTTATCTGGTTTGTAGTTCCATTAACTGTTTTTATAGTTCCTGTGCTGTATCCATTAGGATTGGATGCAGGATAGTAGAAAGAAGCTAACTGACCATTTAAATATGTGGCATTGTTCGCACTACCTGTAGTGTTCTGGTTCCACGTAGTAACGGTTCCAGTTAATCCAGCATATGGTGCATAACTTGCAGAATTTGCAGTTGCTACAGCTTTTACACTATCAGCAGTATTATCTACATTTGAAAGACCCACATCGGATTTAGAGAGTGTTACGTTTGAAGTAAGAGCATGACCACCAACCGTAAGGAGTGTAGAAACAGGTGTGTATCCAAGTGCATCCACAACATTATTCGAGGTTATTGACGAGATGTAATTATTTGGGTTTGATGCGGCATAGAAATATGCTCCATGTTGACCATCTAGATAACTTGCATTATTTGCAGATATCGCAAGATTCGCTGTTCCATAAAGATTCCCAAGGAAATTCGTAGCTTTTACATTACCTTGGACTACAATTTCTGAAGTTCCATCGTCTACTATGGTATCATCTCCAAATAACCATCTACCGTCAGTTGTAGTTCTTGCAACTTGATTATTGGCATATGTTCCTCCAACATGGAAAATGATAGTATTTCCAAAGGTATCTGTTCCAATGGTTAAGTTTCCACCATTCACATAAAGATAACCATCATTAGGACCACCAATGGTATAGTCTGGATCAGAATAGTTAGAAGAGTTTATACCAAGGTCAATGTAGTTTTCCCCATCATTTCCTTTATCATTGATACCAACAAAGTCTGTGGAAGCATTTGATTCATCAGAATGGTTTTGGTGAATCACCTGATTATAAGTATTCGCATTACAATCTATTTGTATAACCGCATTTATGTATTCTGTGTTAGTTATTCCTGCACCAAATCTCGCAGTATCAGTTACTGTTAACGTAGAAACAGTAGAGTCTCCTGCTACAAGATTAAGAGTTTTAAGTCCAGCACCATCTGTATCCCATCTGTTATTATTCGAAGTGTTGTCATACAAGAAAGATACATGACTATTTGCACCTAGAATTATACCACCACCCTGAATTTCTGCATAGGAATGTGAATTTGCACCAAGATATAATACAGTATTTGCTGATAAAATGGTAGGAGTAGAAACCGTATTTCCTGTAACATTAAGAATACCTGTAATCTTAAGGTTAGTAAATTCAACAGAAGATGTTTTGGCTATATCCTGTGGAAGATCAATTGTTATATCTTTATCTAAATTTGTTACTATAATTCTATTATTGGAAGTGCTAGTGATTGATTCAACGCCTGTCGATTCGAGAAGTGGGTCTGAAGTGTTCCCAGAATTGGTAATACCAGAACCAGCTCTAACACTTTTCACTCCAGCAGTAGTTATGAAGGTATTATCTGAGAAACGAATTGCTTCTCCGCCAATGTAAATATCACGATTAAATACAACACGTCCTGTTGCTCCAAGAGTACCTATCTCAAGATCTTCGGTAAGATCGGTCATCGTCATTCTATTATCATTGAAAGCAAACTCACCAACCTCAAATCCAGCTACACCTTTAACGTAAAAATTACCATTTTTTGCACCAATACCCAAATCAACATTCGTAACTTCGTCGAGGATGTAAATAGTTCCTCCACCTAAGTACAATCTATGAAACCTTCTTCTAGGACTTCCTAAATCATATAAAACGTCATCTGCTGGTATTATATTGTTATGGGTGATGATGTTTCCGTTATCTCCTGGATGGAGTACAATATTCGTATTTGCTATAGTTGATATAGAAAATCCTGGAATTTCTACAGGTCGAGTAATATATATAGTTGTGTTGGCTTCTGGCTGTACTGGAAGACCTTCAGTTGAGGTATCAACAATGACATACTTAGAATATGCATCAGTTCCTATATAAGTTACAGTACTTGGATTTGGTATAGCTATGCCTGTTATAACATCATCTATTTCCAACACTGGTGAAGGTGTTGTGGTGAATCTATAAACTGTCCAAGGTGGATTTGTGCTATAATTCGGACCATATGAGTTTGCACTAAGAATCAAACTATTGCTTGTTAATATTAACATATCTAAAAGCAAATCTGCCACAATAATCTCAACAGGTATTACCTCTTCTATAACATTACCAACTGGAAGTGTGATAGAAGGCATATAAACAGAACCATTCCCACTTGGGAGAATAGAAATATTTGTATTTGGCGTTATCCCATAGATGAAGTCTGTATTGGCAAAGAGTTCAGGAGTAACAGCAATTAATTCTTTTATTTGCTGTTCAGATAACCCAGGAGAATTTGTTATTCCGAGTGACATGTATTATGATAATTTTATATTTAAATATACCAGAAACAATCCTAATTTTTTATAAAATCTAAATTTCTAATCCTTAATACTGTGTAACTTTAATTGAAGCATTAGCAGAATCTGCTATAAATGATATTGTGTTGGCTAGTGGTATGTTGTATATATCAACTGCAGTATTACCAGGAATGAAGTAATCGTAAAAGGAAGAATTAGCAGTCCCATTATACTTTGCAAATACAAAATTATCTGAATACATTCTTATAATAGAAGTGTTTGCATCAATTGGAACAGACCATACAATCGAAGACGATACAGCACCATTGGCATGATTGTGTAAAGCATATCCACCAAGGAAATTACTTTTCTGTAAATGATATTTCTGGTTGTTCATATTTATATCTTTTTATATATTTATAAAAGTACAGATTTCATCCTAGTTAAGAACTCCTCGAAGGTAATCTGAGGCTTTCTTTTCCTTCTCATCACTATAGGATTTTTGAAACCAGAATTCCTATACGGACCCTTCTGCGTTAGAGGAACCTCGCCCGTGTTCATCTCCTCTTTTAAAAATTCTTTGAAGGTAATCATATAAATAATTTGGAATTGATATATCTTATAGTTATATTTATAAAACATTAAAACAATAAACTATGACACAGAAAATTTTGGTAATGGGACTTAGTGGGGCAGGAAAAACAACACTATCCGAACAGTTAGATTTATTTGTGTTTTCTTATATTTATAAATTAAAACCAAATTGTATTAGGCTTTAATGGCCATTCAAGTACTTCAACAGGAGGATTAATTGCAATCGTTCTAAGTGCTGGATCATTTCCAATATAACTCATACTATTATTATGGTTTTAAAAGTTCTGCAACCCACTCTGCATCAGCAAGATATGAAATCCTTTCTAATCCACCCATGTCTGCATGTGTTACTTCTTGATGGTTTGTATATACCCAGAAACCACCATCAAACTCTACATATTGGATGATAGAATCCATATTGGATTTACCGTTGTATTGTGTCTGTATTAGATTATTATAGTAAATCTTCTTTTCTTCTGATGTCATTATGATTTAAATTTATGTTAGGGTGTAAAATTTATTTATCTTTTTTATAATGGTATTGAATGGTATTTCTTTATGATATTTTTCTAGTTGCGTTATGAGTACGTCAGACCCTGTGAATAAAATATGTTTCTGATTATCTAAAGTAAATTCTAATGTTAAATATTTCCCAGATTTATTTTTATTATATATACTTTCCTTTATAACATATCCAGTCAAATAAATTTCTTTGTTTATCACCTCTTCAATTTTTATTTTTTCACCAACCACGTGACCTTCTGCTTCTGCGAAATCACAAAAATTTTTCATATCTTTTTTAATTCCATTATAAATTTAATATCGTTATTGATATGTTGTATGTTTAAATTAAAACAATTCCCATATTTCATCCACCCAACATAACTCATAATTGTATTTATAATTTGAAAAGAATTCATACCTTCCCAATCTTTTTTAATTACTTTTATTTTGTGTGTAAAATTATTCTTTATAGATTTCCTGAGTAATGTATGAGTAGTAAAAAATCTATAGCCAATAAAATCTATTCCTCTCGAATCTATTGGGAATATTTGCCAATCAGTTTTTACTTCCAATTTTAATTTAGAACCCAAATATTCGCTTATCTCAACTCTTAGCCTATGCAACTCTTCTTTTGAATCCAATAAAAATATACAGTCATCACAATATCTATAGTAAAACTTAATGCCCTTAACTTCTTTTATCCAATGATCGAAATCTGAAAGATAAAGATTTCCAAATATCTGAGATAGAAAATTTCCTATTGGAAGACCTAAAATGGAATCTATGATCTCATCAAGTAACCAAAGTAAGTCAGGGTCTTTTATCTTCTTCCTGATAATCTTCTTTAGTATCTCATTATCCACATTAGGATAGAACTTTTTAATATCAATCTTTAGACAATATTTGATTTCTACTTTATTCTCATCTAATGCTTTTCTTATTCTTTTTACTGCTAAATGTATTCCTCTTCCTTTTATCGACTGATATGTATCACTAATTAAAGTTTTTACCCAAAGTTCACCAACAATATTCATTATTGCGTGATGTACTATTCTATCTGGATAATATGGGAGTTTACAAATAGTGCGTAACTTTCTACCTTCTACTCGTTCTTCTATCTCATATTTGCTGGTCTTGTATGTTTTGTTTTGTAAATCTTTCTGTAATTCTAATAAATATTTCTCTGGGTCACTATCTATTCTTTGTACTTCTTTGTAATGTGATTTTCCTCTTTTTGCTTTCTCGTGGGCAAGAAAAAGGTTTTCATATGAACAAATTTTTATGTATAAGTTGTTGTAACGTTTCATTTTGTGCTTTTAGTCTCATGATATTCAGTTTCCTTACCAACCATTAAGAGACCGTTATGTTATGTGTTTCACCCAGTGGTGTGGTAAATGTGTATAAGAACAATTTTCTGTGGTTTAAAAGCATAACTGGGAACCGATATTCGAATTCACATTCGAAGCCGCATTATTCGCATTGAGATAGAAGAGACTGCAATTCGAACCATTATTCGCATTACCACCCACAAGCGGAGCAACCATCGGTTGATACATATTTACCATTAAATTTATAAAGTTTGTTTTCGGGGTGGGACAAGCCCACCCAACGTTTTCGTTTTCAATTAAAAGCACAACCGGGAACCGATATCCGAAGTCACATACGAAGCCGCAAGAGCCGCATAGAGATCGAAGAGACCGCAATACGAACCAGAAGACGCATCACCACCCACAAGCGGAGCAACCCAACCTGCGGTATAGTAGTAGTAATCTGTAATCCTTGCAACATCACTCCCAGAACCTCCAACAGTAGCAGGAAGAAAACCTATATTTGATTGTAGGGTTTCTTGCCATCCAGCAGCTAAAGGATTAGTTGAACCAAATAAAGTATAGTTTGTGGTAGTATCATCAGCAAAATTAGTTGGATTAGAACAAACATAGTTTACACCATTATTCACGTTCCATCCATCTACCCACTGCCATATAGGGCCGAATATATCTTCTATTCCCATGAAGTTTACATAATCACCACTATTACCACCTGCTGTAGATTGTCCTGGCGCTGTTATAGATTTCACCTTTCCTGTAGCAGAAACATCAGCGGCAAATGACCATCCAGCAAATTTCGTGTTACCTCCACCAAGAGTTGTTTGGGAATTAAAGTTTCCATGTTTGGTAATGTAAAGCATCTTCACAGCTGCATATAGCCAAAAGTCAATCAACTGCCAACCAGAACCAACTCTTGCTGCCGCTGCCCTGAAGTTAGGTCTGCTGAAATTGCTTAATGGTTTATATCCAGCAACCGAACCAAGTTTTCCTGTAGAAGTACTAAACCATGCATTAGTTCCATCTCCTTGTTGCCATGATGATGTCCATCCTGATGCTTGATAAACTCCAATATATCTATAATCTACCCATACCCCATTTTTATAGAAAGCAGGATGAGTCTCATATCCTGGCTTTTTCTCTAATGAAATATCGTAATTATGTGAATTTGAACCAAAAGAATATTTATAATAAAACTTTGGAATCTGCAACATCACATTACCTCCTGCACCAGTTAAATCCGTAGCACCTCCATTGACATAAAGATTATAATTATATCGGTCAAGCTCTTGAGGGTAATTTTCATTTCCTGGCTGTAGTAAAACTATCTTACAGGAATCATGTACATCTAGATATGGCATAGTATTTTAATTTGTTAGGATTGTTTTTTAATTTGTTAGGATTGTTGTATATACATCAGTAGACTGATTCCATGAATATCCATAGCTTTGATAGGTAGTTCCTCTTGTAACATAAGTATCCGCTACTTGATTCCAAACACACCCATATCCTTGGTTTGTTTTTTTAAGTTCCTGTCTTGTTGCGAGATTGACAAAGGAAGTTGTAGGAATCGTTTTATTATAGTCACCTGTATTAGGGGATTGGGATAATAATGGAATTCCAGTAAAAGTAGGAGATGTAAACAGTGTTGCCTTCGACTCATTTGTTACATTACCAAGACCAACCTGAAGAGCAGTGGTTGCATGTGGATTTGCTACATTAGAGGTATGTGCCGCAAATATAGAATTTGCTGTATAGTATGTTCCATGTTGTCCATCAAGCTTATCTGCATCTGTTGCTGTAGAAGCATTTCCAGTACAACTAGCCGAACTACCTGTTGTATCTTGGTTTAATGTCCCAATGGTTCCACCAAGTGTCAAATTACCAGATCCAGTTACCGTACCAGTCAATGTAATTCCTGAAACTGTTCCTGTACCTCCTACAGAAGTTACAGTTCCTATATTGTTTGTTGCACCTGCGGCAATACCATCTAACTTCAAGGCATAAGTTGAGGTCATGTAACCATTAACCGAAGCTGTAGCTGCCGCCATCGATATAGCAGGTGTTGATGTTCCTGTCGCTACTGATATAGGTGCTGTACCTGATACGGAAGTTACAGTTCCTACATTTGTCGTGTAACCAGAAGGATTTGTTGCATTATAAGGTGTAAACCCAAGTGCAGTCACGACGTTTCCTGATGTTATTCCTGTTATATATCCAGAAGGATTTGTTGCATTATAAGGTGTAAACCCAAGTGCAGTCACGACGTTTCCTGATGTTATACCTGTAATGTATCCAGCAGGATTTGTATTATTATAAGGTGTAAACCCAAGTGCAGTTGTAACATTTCCTGATGTTATACCTGTTATATATGCTGTATTTGCACCAGCGGTAACTCTTCCTTTTGAATCTACCGTAACATTATTATAAGTTCCTATAGAAACTCCACTATTAGCAAGTGTCAACGTTGTGTTAGCACCTGTTGTGCCACTTCCTGTAACATCACCAATGAAAGTTATAGCACCACTTGGTATATTAACTGCAACTGTGTTGGCTGAAGTTAATCTTCCTTTAGCGTCAACAGTAATTACAGGAATTGCGGTTGAAGACCCATAAGTATTAGCAGTAACTCCACTATCAGTGAGTGTCAACGTTGTGTTAGCACCTGTTGTACCACTTCCTGTAACATCACCAATGAAAGTTATAGCACTACTTGATATATTAACTGCAATTGTGTTAGCTGAAGTTATTATACCTTTATCATCAACCGTAATTACAGGAATTGCGATTAAAGAACCATATGTATTAGCCGTAACCCCAGAATTTGGTAAAACTGCTGAAGGTATAGTTCCTGTTAGGTTATTAGCAGTTGTGTAATAAGAACCATGTTGACCATCAAGTAAATCAGCGTTAAGGTTAGTGACCAATGTGTTCGAGGTCACGACGAAAGGTGCATTACCTGAAGCAACAGTTGATGTAAAAGTATTTGCTGTTGTTGTGACTCCAGTAAACGTAGGAGATGTAAACAGTGTTGCCTTCGACTCATTCGTGACATTTTCAAGACCAACTTGTGTAGCAGTTACTACATGTGGATTAGAGACGTTTGCCGTATGGTCAGCGAATATAGAATTTGCTGTATAGTATGTTCCATGTTGTCCATCAAGGAAATCGGCATTCAGGTTGGTCACAAGTGTATTCGAAGTAACCTGAAGAAGTCCAGTTATTGATACGTTTCCTGTGAATGCAGGGTTTGTGAACAGTGTTGCCTTCGACTCATTCGTGACATTTTCAAGACCAACCTGAAGAGCAGTGGTTGCATGTGGATTTGCTACATTAGAGGTATGTGCCGCAAATATAGAATTTGCTGTATAGTATGTTCCATGTTGTCCATCAAGCTTATCTGCA